CTTCATTGAGTACAGTCTCAGCCGTTTCAGCATCAACTAAACCAGAACTTAAGCTGTTGACTGGTGCTTCGCCAATGGTCGAGAGCATAGAGTTTACAGCCTGAAGCTGTGTTGTTGGAGTTGTCATATTTACCTCAATGAAAAAATAAAGAGAAACACCCCCGAAGGGGTGCTCTCATAAAACGTTACTATACTAGTGAGATAGCAGCTTTACCACGTAGAACGTTATGTCCCATCGCGTATTTAGCAACCATCAAAGTACCTTGACGTTCGATCTGATATTCAGACTCAACACCTAGGTCTAGTAGCTTAACAGTAGCCGCAGCGTCTTTAGTAAAGATCAAGCCTTTAACAGCAGATGATGCGTTGTATGCAGCACGATCTGAACCGCCATCAGCAGCAGCAATCGGAGTTGGAGTGTCAGTAGTTGTACTAGCTGGTAGGTGGTTAGACATATAAATCTTAACACCGCCTACAGTTGGTACGTTACCGCCAGCAACACTACCGTTACCACCGAAGTCTCGGTTCATAGCTGTAGTATCAGTACCCATCAATGCGTAGTACATAGCTGGATTAAGTACACAATACTTCTCACCAGTTACATCGTGTGCATCGAAAGTCTCAAGAGACTTGATGATACCGTTTACAATCTCTTGACCAGATACGTCAGTACCAGTGTCAGCACCGTCTAGCGCAATCTTACCAGCAGCACCAGAAGCGAAATCACCGTTTGCCCAGTAACCAGCTTGGTCACCGCCAGAAGCAGTTTCAGAAGCTTGTTGGATTGTGGCGAAGATGTTCTTATCAGCAGCGTTAGCTAGAGCGTTACCCATTTCTGATGAGTAGATAGAACGCACATCGTAGTGGTTCATTGCTTCATCAATCTTAGGTACGAACACTGAGCTGACCAATAGATCATCTACAGTTACTGTTACTTCGCTGTGGTTTACGCTGTCACCAAGAATGGTTTCACCAGCTTTCTGATAGGCTGCACTTGCCGTCCCAACACTTGGGAATTGGGCAGATTTGCCGTTAGAAATTGTGCGCGTTCTGTGAAGGGGCATAGCGATGTTCTTTTCTTCAAACGAAGTTAGAACCTCACCAGCAAATTGTTTTAGAAATAGTGATCGAGCATCACCAGTTCCGTTAGTTTGACCTAGGCGCGATACGTTTCCAGTATCACTTGGAGTTCCTGAGTTCCATGCCATTGTAATATACCTTTTGTTAAATGTTTAAATGAATGTTTAATGTTTAGTCACTTAACACTTAATCTTTCCGCTTAGATTGTCCCCGCAGGGGTCAAAGGTAATTAATCGTTGTGTTTCGTTCCTGTTAAAAAGCCCCCCGAAGAGGGCATAAAGAGACTATTGTACGTTGCTACGACCTAACTTAGTCGTAACAGACTGACGGTATGCTGGATCACTCTTGTATCGAGGGTCTCTCATAGCTTGAGTCACTTCTGACCAAGAGCCATAAGTACCGCCTGAAGAGGGCGCAGATTGTCCAGACAATAATGCTGGGTCAGTCCCTTCGGCAGCTTGATACTTTGAGCGTAATCCTTCTACAGCCAGTTTGACCATATCAATATCTCCTGAGTCTACTGCTCGATCATAGGCGGCAATCTCAGGTTGACTGAGGTTTTCGCTTGCCCATGTTGTCATCTCGCCATAAGACTCTTCCCCTCCAACTAAGTTGTGGACGGAACTTTGGTAATCGTTGTTTAGAGACTCTTGTCCTGCTATCCAACTGTCAACCAAATTCTGGGGGAAACCAGCATCAGCTAACTTAGTGTAAGCATCCTCTGATAATCCACCTTGATTATACTCTTCTTGTAGTGCATTGAAATCAACACCAGCTTTCTCTACTGCTTGTTGCACTTCACTACCAGAAGGTTGTTCTTCTGTTGTTTCTTCGGGAGCAGCTTCAGGCTCTTCTGCGTCATTTGCAGTTTGCCCTTCTCCCATTTTTTTCTCCAAATTTGAATAAGCACTTGCCATATCTTCTGGAGTCTTAAATTTTTCTGGCAACCAGTCAGGACGTTCCTCTTTATTAGGATCGTTTTTCGCCTCTAACTGCTCACCTTTGGCAATCATAGCATCTACGTGCTCTTGTGATTCGCCTTGTTCTTCATGTGTATTTATGTTGTCTGTCATAATAGTCTCTTTTGGTTTATTTAATTCTCTTAGTCTTAGCCCTAGAAGGTTTAGAAGGTTTAGAGGCTTTCATGTAGTCTGCGCCTCTAGTTCTTCTGGGCTGCAAGTCTGGGTCTTTCTCGCTAAAGTTTCTAAGGTTAGCCTCAGCCTCTTCCCACATAGAGGAAGTTACTTGCTTCCAAAAGTTATACTCCATAGTAGCGGGTAGACCGTGATTGAAAACTACATCAACAATAGGCGTTGCCTTATTTTTAGGAACGTGTTTGAAGCTCATACCTGTGGCTTTCTTCCAAGCTTTATCAATACGCTCCATCGTAGACTTCTTAGCCCACTGGTCTATTGTGTTCGCCTCTCCCTCAGTTAAACTTAACTCAGCTGCTTTCTGTATAGCTGCGTCTTTTTTTAAACCTAGGAAAGGTTCGAGCTTGGTTACTAACCCTTCAGGTAAGCCTTTTAAAGATTCCTTAGTACGGCTGCCCAGATCAAAACCAGACGCTACTGTAACACCTGAGTGTCCTTTAGCTGTCCCGTCCTTATTCATAGGCACGTAACCCGTTGTCTCAAAACCTTCGTTAGCTTTAATGAAGTCCCAGTCAACATTATCAAAAGCGCTGGGATGTCTATCAACAGCCTGAACCTGAGCAGGAGGATTAGCATCTAAATAACTTATTGTTGCATCCATAAGTTCACTCATCTACTCCTCCTCATTCATCGCCTGTTGCTGCATCTGATCAGACATACCTTTGATAGCAGGGCTTACGCCTTTCTCTGCCATTTGCATCATCTGTTGTTGCTGCATCATCTCTTGTTGTTGTTGAGCTTCCTGTTGCTTCTGCTCATCAGATTTAACAAGACCCTGTGTATCAATACCAAGGGATGCACCAAGACGATCTAAGTAGTCACCAATGTTTAACTCGCTTTGAATAACTTCTTGTCCAAGCGGTTGTAACATTTGTAAGAACTGGCTTAGTTTGTTTAAGTCCTGCCCACGACCAAGGGCTTCAAGACCTGTAACGATCTGAGGCTTCAACGTGTCTTTAGGGAACTTAGGCATCTTACCTTCCTTCTGCATCTTACCTAAAAGGAGGTTGACTAAGGGAACTTGAAACTCTTGTGATAGTACAGAGTAGATACCGCCAAGAGCTGTCTCTAGCTCCTGTGCCATGTACCGCACTTCTTCTGCTGTTACTCTCTCAGCTTGTCGTTGGACAGAGCTGTTAAGTAAGAAAGCAAAGGATAAGCGTTCTGTAATCTTCTGCATTGTTTCTTGTGCTACTCTAAAGTCATTAAACTTGTTAGCTTGTAAAGTAGTTACATCATTAGCATCACCAGAAATAATACCACCGTTGGGTGCATCAGCAATACTTCTCATTTTAGTCGTACCATTTGGTCGTACTAAGAATAATAGTTTAGAGCTGGCAGCACTACCTTCGACAATAGCTTTGGTTAATGCTTCTAGAGATTTTAAATCACCTACAATTTCTTCACAGAAAGAACGTCCGTAGTTGTTACCGTCCACCGCAATGAAACGTAACGCCATCCAAGGAAGCTTGTCTTCAGTGTACGAACCTTTAGTGCTAGGGATAATAATATCATGCACTTCTTGGTGTACTTCAAACTTCTTACCCACACGCTTAACGCAAGTGAAGATGTCACATTCTTTCTTATTAGTATCTACTTGGTACTCAGGGTTCTCCATCAAAGCCTCTAAGACTTCTTTAGGTAACGCATCATACGCTATAGATTCTTTAACTATAATTTTTAGGATGTTGCCCATCGTGTCACGTTGTATGACATAACGGTCTAATCGAAATACTTTCATTCCACTTTTTGGTGGCATATGTACTAAGACGTTACCGCTAACGATAAGCTGTTTTAGTGCTTCAAAAGTAGGAACACGTATCGCTTTTGATTCTACTTCTTGTGTCGCGCTTCGTTCTATACGAGCAAGTGCTTCCTCTGCTTTACCTCGTGCGTCCCCACCTAGTTCCGTAAGATCAAAATCATCGATAGTTAATCGGAAGAAAGATTGGTTAGGGGGTAGCAGTGTCATTAGCAGTTTAGAGGCTAGGTTGTTAACACCCCTAGCACCAACTGATTGGTAAGGGGTTACATACTGAGTGCTCCCTGTATGTCCTTCAGGAGGCATTAGTGTCGGTATAGTTAACTCAGCACAATTACGTGCTCTTGATAAGAACGAATCACGATCTGATGCCATTTGTGCATACGTCTTGGCTATAGATGAATCGTGCATTGTTAATTCCTATTAATATTTAATTTTAGTTTGTTTTGGCTTTTTAGAGGTAGTGTTCGTATTTGGTGTTGAAGAGGTAGGTTCCATTCTTTCTTTAACCCTATCATATTCTGCATAGCCTTTTTTACCTACGAAACTCGTTTCAGCCATTTTCCTACGAATTTTCGGATCACCGATCATACCCGCAGGACTACACATTTTTACTACCTATGTTCAAACCAGCTCCTGCTGCTGCTCCTGCAACCTGTGTACCTGAAGACCCTCTACCAAGAACACCTTTAGCCCCTCTCTTTTTCTTTTTCAGAGTGGTGGCGTTACTATCTACTGCGTCTTCTAATTCTGATGGAGCCCTCTCTGGTGGCGGTGGGGCTGCTACTGTTGGTGCGGGGGCTGCTGTTTTTCCTGATGACATACACATAATTTAAATCTCTTCTGGTTGATCGTCCTCGTATAGAAACTCCATACGTTTTATGACGGTTTGTTGTCCTTGTAAAAAAGCTATATCAGTTTCTGATACACCTCTTCGGTTTGGTAAAGTATCTGGGAATAAACCTTTAAGATACTTAATTAATTCTATGCTTATAAAGGGTTTTTTATTCATTTGTCGTTCTCCTATGGGGCATGACCTTTCAGCCCAGTATTTACGGTAGGTGTAGCCAGACGTTAGCGATGATGTGGAGGCAAGTTACTACCTCCAACACCGTTATCCAATTTCTATATTTCGCATGAACCTGACGAGCAAGCCAACTCCTGAGTTCCAGTAGTGGTGTCCTCTTTTTCATAGTCTCCAAGCCTGTCCCAATCAATCTCTGATGGGGTCTCTCGTTTCAATTCCATATACTTGTCCTTATCTATAGCTTCATAAGGAGCTTGAGCATACACATGGTCAGTACGGGGTAGGAAGCTAATACCTGAGCAAGTGTCTAGGCGTTCCCATAGCCACTGCCCTGCTGCTAGGAACTCATCATCAGAGTAGTAGATGGTTACACTAGGTTTATGTTCACACCAATGCTCCTGATATATCTCCCACAAATCTAACTGCTGTTGTACATTAAGTTCGTTCACACAGGTTGCACCCTTTGGTGCTTGTACAGGGAAGTCAAACACATAGTTCTCTGTGTTCATTACATCCTTCTCCCACGACACGCCCGCATCTTTTAGGAATGCAGAGATAGGGTCTTTCCCATCGCTTCGTACTCGTCTTATATAATAAGGAGAGAACCTAGCATGAATACCACTAGCACTGTCTACTAATTGAGACACTGTACCTGACGGCTTCACACACGTAATGGCTGTTGATTGGTTAACACCTAACTCAGCCGCGAACGCTTTGTTGGTTTGTACCGCAATCTTCTTCAGCTTCTCTAGTGTATCCTTTAGTGTGACTAAGCTACCCTTACCTGATAACAACTTGTGATCCATGATGCCTGTCATACTTACACCAAGCAAACATTCTTCTTCTGTGTTCTTCTTCCAGACAGAACGTACATACCTAAAGTCAGTTAGTGTTGACTGTAGTGTCCCCAGTATCGCAGCTAGTCGAGTCTTACGCTCTAGTGATTCTTGTGTATCATCAGCACGTACTACAATCTCAGACAAGTTACACACCTGTGCCGAGCGTAGGACAATCTCACTACAAGGGTTTGTGCCAAAGTCGTGGTCTATATCTCTACGTCCATTTCTCGCTGCTTGTTTCTTTGCAGCAGTTCGGGAGAAGATGCCGCGTTCCCCAGCCTTAGACTTATAGAGTGCTAACCATTCTTCCAAAAAGGTTTCATACTCAGGCTTCTCTTCGTACACGGCACTGTTGTTTGCCAAGGCTCTTTGTGTTTGCGTTTCCCACCAATTCCCAGACTTCGCATGACGCATACGATCATCAGACAAATTAGAAAGAGAGATGAGAGCAGACCTACGCACACCCCCAACAACAACAATCTCAGCAACCTTACAAACAATGTCATGGCATTCTATACTCGTTAGCTTACGTCCAGCAGCGTTCTTGAAAGTAGCAACAGTAAAGTCGAACAGCCTAACCAAAGGATCAGCCCCGCTCGATCTGCCACCAAACGTCTTAAGCCGTTCACCTTTAGCCCGTAACTTAGAGACATCCCAAGTAGGCACTTGACCCGAATACAAAAGACTAACCAACTCACGGAAAGCTTTAGCCCAACCAATCTTACTGTCTGCAACATGGATTGTAGTTTCTGTTTCATAAAAGTCCTCACTTATGGTTGGTAGTTTAGCAACAGACTGTCTCTCTACGGAGAACCCTACGCCTGTGCCACACATTAATACATATAATATCTCATCAAATACTCTGGGGTTATCAACTGCTATGTAACTACAGTTAAACCCTGCCATGTTATCTCGCTTAAGTGCGTCACCCGCTGTCATAAGACAACGCATGGATGGCATAATCTCTTGCCTGTGTATTGCACTAAACAATTCCTTAGCAAGTTTATCGTCTATCTGTCCACGCTCTAACCAGAAGTCGATGTAACGCTGTACAGTTTCTTTCCACGTCTCTCTTCTATTATCTTCTTCTCGCCATCTAGCGTAACGTGACTTGTGTATGTATTGTTGATATGAATCCATTATACTTCCTCTTCCACTTCTTCGTCCCAAAAACCATCGTTAGCGAGTTGCCAAATACATAGTTGACAAATCATCCAATCCCCTTCAACAGCAAAGAGTTCGTCAACTTCCTTACATCTTTCACACTTACCCTTTTTCATCGGTTATCTCCTGAACCTTTAAGCGTGTCGCTAATCTTACGCTTGTATAATTTGTTTAAGTTATTAAATGCTATGTCACTAAGGTTCAGCCCTGCTTCATCTGTCAGCATAGCTAGATACCAGAACACATCTCCTAGTTCTGATGCCAGTTGATCTTTAAAGTTAGCTGGTTCTCCGTCTCTAATCTTTTTCTTAACCTTACCCGCTACTTCACCAGCCTCACTTGCTAGACCCATTGTTAGATAGACTAACGCTGAGTCTTTCGGGAAGATAGCTGTGGCAGCACACTTGCTTTGATACCAATCAAACCCTTCAAACATCCCTGTAATTTGTTCATAACTTGCTCCACCTAAATCGTTACTCATCCCCAATTCTCCCCTTCGGTTTTTTCCATTAATTCAATCATCTTGTTTAAGTACCAGACAGCCTTCTTTGCATCCTGTATAGGTTTGCCTTTATTCCATAGTCTAGTGCTGGTGTATTTAATTACGTTTCCGTGACAATAGGAGATAGCATCAAACTCCCCTAGCACATCTACAATGTAATCTATTGTTTCTATCTTCCCTGCATTGTAATGCTCTGGGCTGTTGACAGGATCAGCGGCTCTTTCTGTTATCTTAACTTCTGAAATTACTGCATCCATAAACTTACCTCCTTAGTTTTAAAATCATATTCACCGTCACGTAGTATACGAGCCAGTCTTGCGTTCTCTATGGCAACCTCTTCACCAAAACCTTTATCAGCAAAAGCATCAACAACTGTTTGCCATGTTGCACCGTTCTCTTGAAGCAGTTTATCAGCTGTCTTCGCTCCAACAGTAGGGCAACCTTTGTAGTTATCAGTCGAGTCACCTATTAATGTTTGGTACAAGAACCAGTAGTCAGCTTCCTCTTGATCTACTTCAGTAACTTTACCGTCAAGCAAGTGGTAGGCAGGGATTGTTAACAGGTCTTTGTCTATAGACCAGATTACTGTATTCTTATCCGCACTGCCTAGTATTCCTAGGAGGTCATCTGCTTCTAGCTTATCCTCAACTTTACCATTGTAATTATCTGATAAATATTTTTTAGCAAAATTTAGAAGCATGGGTTTGCGTGTACCCTTACGGTTCGCTTTGTAATAAGGGGCTACATCTTTGCGGTACAACTTGTCACCAGACAAACACGTAATCACTTCATCACAACCAGACTCTTCTATTATCTTAGCCATGAAGTCCTCCATCGAACTTATGACATCCTTCTCGTGAGCGTGTAATGTCCACACCCCGTTGCCCCAGTCGATAGGAGTCTCTGCAATGACAGCAGCTTTGTACGCTACAATGTCACCATCTACTAATAGTGTCCTAGTATTCTTCATCGTCATCTCCCATCAGTTGATCTCGTGAAATCATCAAGCCTTGCTTTGCTAAAACTACCTGAAGGATTATCTCTCCGATCCATTTCAAGCCTAACGCCACACTTACAAAAGCGAAGCTGAATACAAAGATCATGTTTAGTAATGTCATTTCCATATCTATACCCTGTGTTTCTGTAGTCTTAGTTTACGAGTAATAGGATCAAACAGAAGGAACTGTACTCCTAGCTCTTTTTGTAAAGGTGTGCGTGAACTAGCGTAGCTTCCACGTTTAGTTTCTTTATTCATCTTCACATCAAACAAGTAAACCTCTCCATCTTTCATGCCTATAATATCTACAGCTCCTGTTGAGCCAGCATTATAGAACACCTCAAACCCTTCATCCCACAACCATGTGATTGCATAGAACTCTGCAACATCACCAAGCCTACTCGGACTAGTGAGTTTCTGCCCAACTTCTGCCGACATCGAACTCTGAGTCGAGAGGGCATTTGAAGTTGTAGTGTTGCTCTGTCTTTTTAATTGCTTCTTTAGTGATCGCACCTATGTCATCCTCCAAGCCTTCCTTAACTATGATTTGTACTTCATCATGCACAAACGCCACTATCGAAACTTCTTCGTTAGTGTAGCCTTTAGCACGTATCATCTTCTCGATGGTTGCGTACCAATGCTTGCAGACAATAGCTCCTGCTGATTGAAGTAATGTATTGAGAGCTGCATGGGGGTGACGTATAGGTATTATCCTACCATCAAGACCATTAATAGACTTCTCACCTTGTTGTGTTTCTAATCGTAACTTAATTGCATCGGTTAACTTCTTGAGAGCTGGGGTCTTGGCAAGGAAGCGTTTCTTAATCTGACCGCCTTCTTTTTTACCCTTACCGATGATCTCTCCAATCTTCTCATTCCCTGCTCCGTATAAGAAACCATAGATGAATGTCTTAGCTTGTGAGCGTGTAGCTAACCCTGCCGCATTCTGGTTTGCTGTATGGATATCGCCTTCTAAAATTTCTTTACCATATTTACCACCGTCATACCTTGACATATAATGAGCAAGGCAACGTAACTCTAAACCGCTTGCATCAGCCCCGAGTAGGGAGTAGCCTTGCGGTGCGTGAAATAATGAGCGACATTCCTTCCCAAAGGCGGCAGATCCTGATGGCACTTGAGCGACATTTGGATCACTATGTGTACACCTAGAAGTAACAGCACCCATGTGATTAACTCGACCATGTATCCGTCCCTTCTTTTCGAGCTTGAGCCATGCTTGTTTACCATTGCCTAATTGTCCTAATCTTTTGTTTAGCATTAAGAACTCTGTTAGCATCTTAGCTTCGGGCATATCAATTCCCGCCAAGATTTTTTCGTCAACTTTTGGCTCTCCTGATGGAGTAAACTCTTGTGGTGTCCAACCCTTCTTCATTAGCCTGTCGGCAATCTGCTGTCTCGATGCAGGGTTGAACGGTATTGTTTTTGTTTTGGTCTTTAGCTCAATGATCGTTGGCTCTAAGGTGTTAACCAGTTCAGTTTCAATCTCTTGCTTTCTAGCAGAGAGTTGGGTGTACAGTTTCTGTGCCGCTTCCACATCAAAGGGAAAGCCTGTCTGTTCTTGTTGGAACAACATCTTCGCCATCTCATGCTCAAGCTGCATTGGTTCGTGTGGGTAACGCTTGCGTTGTATCATCTCGTATAACTTTACGTTAAGACCAACATCCTGTTTACAATACTCTAACATTTCGGGGGTGAACTCTTCCCAAGCATCTTCTTGCTCACCGTAGCTACCCTTATGGTAGTTAAGCCTTTCACCCCAAGCCTTGAGTGAGTGTGAACCAATTAGTCTGTTAGCTACTGTTCGCTTAAGTAGGTCTTTTTCTTTTAGGTTTGACCATATAAGTCTAGAAGCTACTAAGGTATCAAACACTTCACCTTCGTATTTAAAGCCATACAGTTTCTCTAACACGGGCAGATCAAAACCAATTACGTTATGACCACCAATCTCAGGTGCTTGTGATAGTACAGTGAGACCTTCTTGCAAAGACTCACCATGATAACTATACACCTTACCTGTCTTAGTATCTTGTATAACTAGGCAGTGTATCTTTGTTACTTCATTCAGTAACCCATCAGTTTCAATATCAAATATCAGCATACAATCCTCTCGCTGGAGTGATTAAAAAGGTACATCAAATTCCTCTGACATACGACCTGTTGTGGTGGAGTAGTGAAGCTGTCCTGCTACACCTGTATCACCTGACCATCTGTTCTTTAAGATACGGACGGTTGTTACATTAGAAGTCTCAGCGTCCTGCTGGTTACGTTCTAAGCCTATTACTATGTCACTTAGTTGAGCGATAGCTGCTGAACCTCGAAGCTGCGAGAGCGATGTTACTTGCCCTTCTTCGTGTCCTTTGTCACCACTTGGTCTGCGTAAATGAGATACAACAATCAATCCGATATTTAATTCTTCGGTTAGTGACCGCAAGTTGGTCATCATGTTATCAATGATTCGTCTCTCATCTCCGCCTTCGATACCTGACACAACAATACTAATGTGATCCAGTATAATGTACTGGCAACCACACCCTCTTGCTAGGTATCTGATCTTAGCGAGGAGGTTGTCACTCTCTGTCGATCCCCAATGGTCATACATAAACACACGCCCTGTACCAAGAGTCGCGTCAAAGGCTTCTCTAAGCTCTTCTGTCGGGACTTCTTCAAGATGTACTGGCTTACCTAGGTGTAAGGACATAAGTCCCTGTGCTGTACGTTTGCTAGATTCTTCGAGTGCTACATATCCTATCGTAGCTCCTTCATTAAGAAGGTGGTAAGCAAACTCTCTTGTGAGTTGTGACTTACCTAAACCTGAACCAGCCGTTACAGTTACAATTTCACCTAAGCGACACCCGCCTATCTTGTTGTTAAGTCCTTGATAAGGATACTCTACAGTGTGTACGTGTTTCTCAACTGATACTTCTTCCCATAAATCTTCACCGTTGATGATGCCGTCAGGAGCAAACTCTTTTGCACTCCAAAAAGCGTCAATCAGTTCTGCGTGTCTTCCTGCTTGTACCATCTCACTTGCATCTTTAAGAGGTAGCTTTGCAATCTTAGCTTTGCGTGGTGATAGTAGTGCGGCACATTCTAATGCTGCCTTCTTACCTACCTCGTCTTGGTCAAACATAAACACTACGGACTGGAACTTCTCCAGCCACTCTATAGCTTTCTGTATGTCCTTCTTAGCTCCTGCCGCCCCTGTCTTGACAGATACTACAGCCCATTTGTGTTCAAAGGCTTGCGACATTGAGAGAGCATCTAGCTCACCCTCAACGATTGTCACTGTCTTGCCTCCGTCACGCCATAAATGCTGTCCATATAATACAGCTTTCTTTAAATCTCCTACCACTGAGAAAGTTTTATCAGGATAGCGTAACTTCTGTGCTACTGTGTTACCGTCTGCATCTTTATAGTTAGCAATGTGTGTTCCTTGTCCTACTTGATAATCCCAAAACTTTGTGGTCTTCTCTGTAAGACATCTCTTTACTAACGGCTGGTAATCTCCAGTCTTAAAACTAATATCCTTTACTGCCTTCTCTGTCACACTGACCTCCTCTTGGGATTGCCCATAAGTTTTACAATTAAAACAATAAGTGTGACCATCAGAGTACAAGCTGTTTGCATCTGACGAGCCACACTTAGTGCATGGAGTGTGCATAATAAAATCACTCTCCTGTTCTTCCATTACCGTAGCCACTCCTCTGGTATAATTTCTTCTGCATAAATAAAGTTATGCTTCTCTGCCCATTCGGAACACGTCATCTTAGAGCCGTCTTTTCTTTTCTTAGCTCCCTGCACTGGACTGTTCCCTCGTTGAAACAAAAACCTTATGTCCAACTCTGGGTGTTGTTCTTTCATGTTACGCATCTTGCGTTGAGCGTCTTGTCTGAAGTAACCTTTGATCTCGATATAAATATTACCAATCTTTAGATCAGGTGTATAATTTCTGGTCACCGTATAAGGTAACTTACAAGGTTCATACTCATAAGCTACCCCACGGTTTTTGAGGTTCAACTGAACACGCTCTTCTAGGGTCGATCTAGAAGTCAGCGGCATCAGCTAAGTCCTCAGTCGTTGATGTTTCAAATGGGGCTGCTTCGGAGGGTGGAGCAACAAACCCATCTTCTTCATCGAACAAGCTAGTGGCTGAGTTACCATACTCTACCAAATCTATTACCTGTACTGCCTTCAATCTTAAAGACACACCAACCTTCTTGGTTGATTGCATGATGTAAGTAATAGGTTCAAAAGCTACCTTCACCTTTGAGCCATTACCAATCAACATGTCTTTTGGCAGTGGTTGTTTCTTAGCATCCAGTACAGCGGGTTGCTGTTCATAATACCCACCATCTTTACGTTGTACCTTTGCTTTGAGTTTAAATTTAAATTCTACTTTACCAGTATCATCACCTGTGTCTCGATCATACACTACACTAGATACGTCCTGAGTGGTCAGAGTATTTTTCAGCGGTGGTTTTTCTTTCACTGCTTTCTTAAATTCCTCTTGAACTAGTTGTTCTAGTTTCTCACACAACGGGGCTGCTTCTTCCTGAGACATCTGAAGGTTGATTGTGTAATCACCTAATGGATTCCATTTTGTATCAGGCTCTAGAACTTTTGCCCATTGCGCTGAACCTTCGATTACCATAATGTTTTTAGCCATATAAATTTATTCCTATAAGTTAATGTTTATGTTTGGACTGCTTATGGGGCATGACCTTTTTTCTATGCAAAAAAGTAGTCACTTTTTAACACCTCCTCGATGTCAAGTTCCCCTTTGGTTGGAGGTAGTGGCACATCCGTTCCCTCCGTTAATGTTGTTACTGCAATATCGTAGATATTTTGCAGCACATCATGTTCTTTGTACATCTCCACAAACGCCTCTCTTAACTTATCGTTAAGCATTGGCATATTTGGTGAGTGTGTTCCGTAGCTATCGTGTACCATTGCGAAATCAGTAACACCGTTCTCTACACATTTTCCTACTGTAAAGGTTAAAGCCGCAGCATCTAATGAATGCACAAGGTTAGGACTAGCCCCTGACGCTGCTTTGCGCGCATCTACGGAGTCATCTATTGGCTTAGAATAGTTAAGCCTAACTACTGATCCGTTAAGGTGTGTAGCTATCCTTAGTTTCCTTTGCTCATTATATGTCTGCCTTACCAGTAAGCCTGTTGGTGTGTGCCACTCAAACATCTTACCTTGTTTTGCATACAGCCTAGCGATTTCTTTAACATAATCCATCACTGAGTGTGCTGAGACAATAACCTCATTGATTGCTTGCCATACAAAACCTGACAGATACATTGAAGGCTTGAAGAAATCATCATTCCAAGGGTTACGCCCCTTACACTTTTCTTCTAAAGATTCCTTAATATATTCTGTACAAGCGTGTCGTGTACCTGAGTACGGCACAATCATCACTGGTCTCTTAGTTAACTTCCTGCATACACCTACATCAAGTAACTGTTTCGCCAACTGTGTGTTTTGTTGTTGTAACAACTCTGTTGCGCGTTTTGCTACGTCTGTGTAAATGTCCTGCGGTACTTCACTTGGTAGTAAGTTAACTGCCCTACCTCCCTCTTTGTCCCTGAGCATTGCTGAGAGGTGTTGTAAGCCATTACACGAGCCATCACTAGCACAGGGTAGGTGCGTCTCAAAGTGCTCCCCAAACTGCCTAGCGTTGCTGTACAATGCCCACTCATAACACCATGCAAGTGCTTGCCAAGGTTTATCTGCTTCCTGCCACCATCTGTTAGTTAAGGGATCGTTATAAACATCGACAGCGTTCTCTACGTTCATGTACGCCCACATCTCTCGATCTTCTAAACTTACCTTATCTACTCCAAATACATTAGCACCATGTATAGCCAACCATCTAGCTTCTTCGTCATTTGTGATAGTAGCTGGGTTAGCAAACTCTAATAGTGCCTTGCTGTAGTCAGCGTTCTGTGGTGAAAGAAAAGACTCTACTGGATACTTACGCCCACGAAAGTCTAACTGCCATACATACCACATCTTCTCTCTATGTGCATACTCTTCTGCAAGTTGTATTGTACGTTCAACCTGTATGCGTTTAGACATAGATTTGTTATTGAAACTGTGAATCTTGTTACGCTCTCTTTTAAACTCCTTAAACTTAATCTTCTCTTCATCATTAAGAAACTTAGGCTCTTTGCTAAAAGGATATTTAGGTAGCGATAGGTTATCTTTAGGAGGTAAACCCTCCCAAGTCTGACCACTGTCCCAACACTGCCTAATTGTCTGCGCGACAAACTCATTAATACGCCAAGGTGTTTGCTGTATAGCGTTCACACAGGCATACTCGTGGGTAAGGTCGCACTGTTGCAGCTTATCTACATAGTCCTGTACGATCTGCCTCATGCCCACACCCTCACAAATGGTAATTGATTAATATGTTCTGAGTAATAACCACCACCCCAGAAGTCATCCCAATCTTTAGGTTCAATAACGCATGGGCTGTACCTTGGTAAGGCTACACTGTTTGTTTCGTTAAAAGCCTTTACCCATTCTTCAGTCTCTGGTGTAGGCACAACAAGGTAAGTGGTTTTCTTTTTCGTTACCTTTTTCTCTAATCTAACTATGCCTGTTTCTTTAATAATTAAATCAACCAACTTAAGACCTACGTGTATTCTATTCTCACTGCTCCAATGTGGTATATCCAATCCATCAGCTTTTATCTTATGGTCAAGACCGTACCGCTTGTGGTCAAAACCTTTATCAGATTTCTTGTTAGCTAGTGTAAGTACATTGGTTGCTACTTCTTTATCTAACTCTAACCACTTGTCCAATCTCATCTGTGTTTCTATTTGTATTCCTATAAACTTAGCTACACCTAAAAGCGTAGGCTTCCTGACCATGTTATCTACTAAAGATATTAAAGCTAAGTAAGCCATCTGCCCCTCGTCACAACCTTTAGTTAAATTCTTGAAGGCTGATTTCGTTACCATCTTCTGATTGTTGTACTCGACTATCGCATCCATTAATGGTTCGACAATGCCCTTGATGATAGTACGCCCGTGCTTAGTCTTTGATCCTAAATCTTTAGATAATAAATCTTCTAAACTTTTATTGTAGCGGTGTATCCCTGACTGTACCATGCGGTACTCTAAGTCTATTTGATCATCCAATGTTGCCATCATTTACCTCTCTTACGCCACAATTCTGTGGAGTTGGTGGCTTTGCTAAAACTAACTACGTTAGCGGAGCAAAGGATTATGTAGATTGTGTTGTACATTCCAGTATATATTTAAATCTTGTTACGGTGGCGTGATAAGGTTTCAAGGGCTTTTCAGTCCTCTGCTCTACCGACTGAGCTACCTGGGCAGCTAGGTTTTGAGCCGTTTTTAAAATCTATCTCACGCCACTTAAGCCACGTTACGCCACACTGCGCCACAGGCTATGCTTCGAGTAAATTAGACCCACCAACCATAGTTGACGTGTCCCATTTAGCATACTTAAGAGTGGTTGCAATATTTTTATGACCCATGTAACGCATGATGTTAGCAGTGTCCCAACCCTTCTCAGTAAGTCGTGTTGCCGTAGTATGTCTCCATGTATGCCAACACTTATTTTTTAGACCTAAGTTCTCACGAACCCTGTCCCAAGCAAACCGATGCCTATGTAATTCAGAGTTAAAAGTTTTACGTCTACGTAGTATCTCTTCTACTCTTTTTGTTACAGGCATCAGTAGTGCTTCACCATTCTTCCTGTCTGGGATGTAAGCACCATACACTTGCGAACCATCTTCTCTGGTTTGCTGTAGCTTGATTAACTTATCGCCATCAACCTTCAACACCTCAGAAGCTCGCATACCTGTGTCTACTGCCACGACAGCATAGTCATGTAGGTAGTCTTCACCTAACCTCTCAAACTCGCTTAGAATGGCATTCTCTTCGTCCTTCGTAAAGTATTCAAGCCTCTCTCTGCCCTGCTCACTTTGACGTTTAAATTTAGGTACAGAAGTTAAAGCTCCTTCATCAACAGCATTATCTAAACAACGCTTAAGACATGAGATATGTCTGTTTACTGTTGAAGGTGCATACCCTTGGTTCTCTCGCATCCACTTGATCCAGTCAAAGACTGTGGTAGTGCTGATACGATTGATGGGTGACTTCTCGCCCCAATACTTACAGACAATACTTTGAATAAACATTACTTGTCTCTCATTCTTAGTATTAGCCCAGTAGTTCTCATGGCAACGATCAAACGCATAACGTAATGTCCACCCTGATGCCTTACCAGTCTCTCTGTTTACTTCCATAGCTGTAGGCATATTGTCCTGTGCTATGTCTCGCTTCCACATTGCCTCCAATAGTGAAGCATCTTCCTTAGTGGAGAGAGTTTTCCTGAAGCGTTTACCCTTGAAAGTAACGTAAGCTTCCCAACCGCTACCTCTTTTAGTTACACTCATGCTATACCTCCTGTTAAGTATACTGCTACACAACCAATCGCATAACAAGCACCGCAATATAACACGCCTTCAAGTATAAAGTTCATAGTTTAATCCTCCTAGTCAATGCCTTACCTTTGGCAGTTAATTCGACAAACTTCTCAATACGTCTGTCTGGGTTTTCATAAAGTTTAATAAGATTATGCTTAGCCAGTGCGTATAAGTTTCTACTTGCACTAGCACTGGATGTCTCCATCAATTCAC